ATGTTTGATATGAGATGCAAGATACAATACATCATTCCTATCATCATCCAACATCCATCGTTTCATTTTACGACCAGATGGATTCTTTTGAATAACCATATCACCATCAAGTAAACGATGTGCAGTTGATAATAGTTGTGCTGTTTCAAGTATCATTTTAACAATATGCTTATCAACCATCCATTCAGCACATTGTTTTTCTGATTTATCAAGATAAAAGATGTTCAAAACATAATTCCTATGCAGTAGTTGCAATAAATTCATTTGATGGTAACATTTTACGATAATATAATAACAGTTTATACAATTGTTCGTGTGTATCATCAAACCATTCTGAGACGACATAATCAGCTTTATAATCACTTACAGTAGGTAATGGGTCCACTGCTTCCATAGATACGATAAAGTCTGGTTTTAAAACCTTTCTTGCAAGAAATGGTAATATAAATGTATCCATTACTACAATTCCACCAGCAGAAACAACACCAGAGGAAAAGAAAGACATACAATCGTGTAAATTAGGAATGTCTTCAAAACTATCTTGTCTTAGATATCTACTATTGGTATTGATGTAATCATCATCAACATATATTGCACCAAGTAGCTCAGATAAAGGTCTGGCAAGTGTTGTCTTGCCAGAACCCTTACTTCCTGTAATCAATATCTTCATATTAACCGTTCATAGCAATGTAGATTAATGGAATGAATGTACATAGAAACATAAACACCAATGCACACCAACCAAGATAGAACGAAAACAGGTAAGGGTAATCTTTGATTTTCATAATATATATCTCCTTTGTTACAGATATATTATAACAAGATACTGTTTATGTGTCAAGCACTAAGTTTCATCAGTAATAGATTTATACAAGTTTTCTCGTACATCTATTACCTTTTCATCTTCTATAATGTTTATGATTGTTTTTGTAAGGTCTATTTCTTTTTTCACATAGAACATCTTCTCTTGGAGTTTTTGTAACTCTACCTGATAATATTCAAGTTCTTTTTCTTTACGAACTTTTGTCTCTATTAGGTCTGTGAGGAATATTATCTTTTTGTCTTTGGTCATAAAACCTCCAGTTTTACTGGAACAACTCCTGCCCTTCTCATTCTAATTTTCTTTGCAGCAGCAACTGATAAATCAACTATTCTGCCACGAATATATGGTCCTCTATCATCAATCTTAACAACTACAGAACGACCATTTCTTTTATTTGTAACTCTAACCATAGTTCCACATTTTAATGTTTTATGTGCAGCAACCATTAGATTTGGATTATATCTTCGTGTACGAGAACAAGCAATACGCTGAGGTTTCCAATAATATGATGCTTTGCCGTGTTGAACACGACCAGAAAACTTAATATAATTCTTTTTCTTTCTTTTTACATATCGTCTCTTCTTAGAAACGTATTGTCTCTTTTTTACAACTTTCTTTTTGACAACCTTTTTAGTATAGAATATTGGTTGTCCATCAACCCATTTTACTGCTGCTTGTGCAGGAAATGCAAATAGAATAAAAAGTGATGCAATCAAATATTTCATTGTTTAATCCTTTATAGTTCTGGTGTAAATCATTCCGTGTTCTGGACCCATTCTTTCGTTTTCTGACTTAAACCCTAATTTTTCATAAAAAGATATTAGTCTTTTATGATTTTCTGGATTATATTCGCCACCACCGACTGCTGCATCAGGAGTTAGTTTTATTGGGTGTCCAAACATATCTGTGTGGGTTTTCAACATTTTCATAGCTCTAGTGCCTAATTCTTTATTTCTATGTTCTTCTGGAACAATAATAGAATTAACTTTTATATGGTTATCGTGATGCTTTGCATTTATTTTTACACCTAATTTTTCTATACTTTTTATAGTATTTTTAAAGTGTTCGTGTGCATCATTTTCTTCTGTGAATTGTTTAAAACTTAACATTATTATTTCCGTGATGAACTATAACGTTCTTTATTAAGTTCTAACTGTCTTTTACTTACTTTTTCTGTAGAGGCAGATAAACTAGTGTCCAAAGCAAACCTAGCAAGTGGGGGTGGTTGATTACTGTTGCCTAATGGATCAATAAAAGGTCTTACATAAGATGTAGGATAAGATTTACCAGTTTTTTCATTATAATAAACAAGATTAGTTTTAGGATAAAATTCTACTAATCTTTTTTGAATTTCTTGAGCACCAGGGGATTGACTTTCGTGTTGAGTGATTACGCCAAGTCTATGTAAATCATTATATCCATGTGCTGCCATATTTGATGGTGAGTTATTTTGAGAACCTTGTATTCTTTTTCTTCCTCTTGTATCCATTGAATAATATGTAATTCTTCCATCCGGATGCGGTCTTATACTAGCTTCAACTGAAAGGTCAATGTGTCCAGTTTTTGGATGAACCCATATATGATGAACATCTTCTGAATCTGTATACGTGTAAATGTGGTGGCCAGTATTGGTTTTTACTGATTCTCTTTTATATCCAGCATGCTCATCTTTCGGATCAAATTTTGTAGAGTATGGTAATTTTTCATCTTTACCTATTTTGTTTTTTATAATCTCTGTTAAAAAATTCTTAAAACTTAACATTCTTCTATCCTAATTTTTAATTCTGTTGTTCCCTTTAATACTCTATGATAGAACAACTTTGGTATGAAATATGTTTTACCTACTTCAAGAGAAACTGGTAACTCATTATCCATTTGTAATTTCCAGTCTGTTCCTTCAAGAACAGTTATTTTCCTATCTTCTCTATCACGATGCCAAATCAATTCCATTTCATCAACAGATTTAGAAAATGTTCTTATATCATCATTATCTATGTATGGATTCATTTTACATACACTATTTCTAGTTTACCATCGAGATTTTCTATAAGTGCAGTAAAATTTTCAGTAAAGTCTCCACAATTACAATAAATAAAATTATCAATATTTTTTATTTTTGGTGAATGTATATGCCCACAAATTACACCATCTACATTCATTTTTTTAACATTTTCTATTACATTTTTTTCATAAGTTTTTGTTCTATTTGTATTTTTTTTAATGCTTTTAAAAAGTGTATTATTTATTTTTAGTAGTATGTTATAAATTCTACATCCAAAAATTGATAATTTTCTTCTTTTCATCATATGATCAAATTGGTCTCCGTGTGTAACATAATACACTTTTCCATCATTTGTTTTATAGTAATCATCATATTTTATTTTAACAGAACCAAATTTTTTATTAGAAAGTACTCTCATAGATTCATCGTGATTACCAGGTATATAAATTATTTCAGATCCTTTTCTTCCTTTACGAAGAAGTTTTTGTAAAATATCATTATGTGTTTGTGGCCAATAGGTATTCTGATTAATTCTCCAAAAATCAATTATATCACCAACTAAATATATTTTTTCTGCATCATATTCTTTCAGAAATTTTAATATTAAATCATCTCTACAACCAACAGATCCTAAGTGAATATCACTAATGAACAAGGTTTTACATTTTGTGGTCATTATCCTTGTTTTTTCCTACATATGTGATTCCGAAACAAGAATTTCTAGAGATTCAGTTGGAACTTGTTCTTCAATACCGTGTTCAAAAAGAACATCATACCAAGCAACATAACCATTTTCATCTGGTTCTGCGTGCATAGTTTTAATACATTCTCCAATACCATATTCTTCAGATTTCACTTTAGAAGCACAATTATGCTTCTTACCATTATGACCGTTTTTATTTTTTCTTTTTTTTTCTAGTTGATACATTTTTAGTTTCCTTTTTTACTTATTCTTTTATCCTACCAAAAAATTTTATCAATATCCTGTCTTAATTTTTATTGATACTATGATCAATAACCAAAACAGGAGTGTTTAGTCCTGTTTTTTGTTCTTTGTTCCTGGCAGTAGTTACTGCCATATTTGATGCACCAGCTAGTGCATGTTCGTGTGTTTCACCGGTTTTGTGATTAGTAACTCTTAACAAAATTCCTGGCGGTGTGTTGCCTTCTTTTGCTCTTTTCCATTTATCAGGATGCAAATCTTTAGATAATTCTTCAGAAGATTTTCCCACTTCATGATTTCCTATATTATTTTTGAATTCTTCTGCAGTTCTTGTTTCTTTAGTTGCTTTTTTAAGTGCATCTTCAAAATTTTCTGGCGTCTTAAGATGATTTAATGCTTGAACAACATCAGGATGCCATTGCACATTTCCTTCTTTATGGTCATTTAACTGAAAATTGACTTCATCATGTTCTTCCATGCCACGTGGAGTTTTATTTTCCCATTCGGAAGGAGTTGTTTGTGGTTCTGTGTCTTCTTTTATGAATTGTTTAAAACTTAGCATTTTTCTATCCTAATTTTTAAGTCTCATGTAATATGCCATCTTATGCTACCAAAAAAAGTTACCTCCTCCAGATAAACCAAGTTGTTTGGCGTATCGAGGAGTGTTGCAAGCCCAGTAAGCTGCTTTTGTTCTATCTTTTTGTTTTGAACACTGATGTCTTGCAGCAAATGATTTCCGTGCTTCTGGATTGTTTAATCTTACTTTTAATCCAGTTGTATCACCCCAGGTGACTTTCTTTACACCACCATCTGGTGTTTTTACATAAACATAAAATTTCTTTGGTCCACCCTTCATTGGTTTACCAATTGGTGGGTCTTTCTTTTCTTCTTCTATTTCATCATCATCTTCAATCATAGGACAATCAAGAGGAACAATTTGACCTTCATATTCAGCAAACTCACCAATATCTGTTTCTTCAATAAGATATTTGTCTGTTCCTTCTAGGTCAATCAAACCTTCATAGTATAGGTTTCTTGCTTCACGAAATAGTTCATAATACTTTTCAGAACCAACACGAAACAGATTTTCGTGTAGTGGAATTTCATTTTCTAGATGATGGAAAAGTTCTTCTGTAATATTAAATGCTGCTGCTTTTTCTAGATAACTCATTTTGATAGTCCTAATGTTCTTTGTTTTGCTTGGGTTTTTGGATTTTCTATTATAGATAGTGCTTTTTCAGCAGCTTTTACATGTTTTACATAGCTTTTAAGTAACTCATGACCTTCTAAAGCAGAAGTTATAGCAGAATGAACAACGGCAGGACCACCAACATCTGGTGCCGCTCTATCAGCAGCGGCAGATCCAGTATATCCATCTATAATACCAGGACCATGTTCTTGCCACCAATACTTAGCTGCTCTTTTATGAACTTTAACTTTATCAGAAAAATCTTTCAGTTTAGGATGTTTGATTATATGATTAATGATATGACCAGCAACATCAGGACTTTCATTTAACTGAGAATATTCTTTAAAAGAAAGCATTTAATACTCCATTGTTTTTAAGTATATTTATACTTTAACTCTTTTAAAGTTAAAAACTCTGGAGTACAACCATCAAAACCACCACCATAGTTTAAGTGGTTCATACTTTTTCTAGCACTATCTTGTTCCTCAAAACAACATATAATTTGATCTGTTTCTATCTCTAGAATACAGTACTTACGATTTCTTCTTACAATTTTATACTTCACTGAATAATTCCTTCAAACGACTATTATCAAAGTTCTTTTGTGATAATGGACCATCAACAATATCTTCTTGTGCATTATCTTCTGCATTATAGAGACGCATTTTACTTCTATCAATACCAACAACAAATCTACGATTAGAACTTGGGTCGGAATATCTATTTTTAAGTTGTTTAACCATAATCTGATTAAGTGACTCTAACTCTTCTGTTGAGATAAGTGCAAACATAAAATCTGCAGTTGCTGGAAGTCCAAAACTTTCAGAAGTATCTTCTAATCCTAAATCAGAATTTGAATATCCACTTCTAGTTGTTTGAGTTGCAGATACAATAGGAACATTGTATTCCACTGCTAGACCTCGTAGTTCTTCTGCAATTGCTTTAATGAAAGTATAAGAATTTGCATTAGAGTTAGATTTCAACCTTGTGGATAAACAAATATTAAGATAATCAATATAGATAATATCTGGCACAAAACTTTTCTTAATTTTAAGTTCATTCAAAAGATGGCGGAAATTACCAGAACCTGCACAAGCAGTTGGATATTCTTTGATAATCAACTTACCCTTTGTTTTTTCCTTTAGTCGTTTCATCTTTTTATCATATGAATCTTTTGGCAGTGATGATAAATCTTCAACAGAAATATCAAGTAAATTAGCATCAATTCTTTCAGCAATCTTTTCTTCTGCCATTTCCATAGTAATGTAAAGTACATTTAATCCTGCAGTTAGATTAGCAGAAGCACAATGACACATAAACAAACTTTTCCCAACACCAGTTCCTGCTAGAGCAATGTTCAAAGTTTTCCTTGGTAATCCACCACGAGTGATTTCATTAAAATAATCTAAATCAAATTCAACCCTAACTTCTTTACGATGATAGAAATCAAACCGTTCCTCGTAGTTTTCAATAAAGTCGTGACCAATATGTGAATCAAATGAAACAGCAAGTGCATTTGATAAAATATCTGGAATAGCACCTTTTGTTTTCTTACCTGTTTTATCATCCAAAATAGAAATACTCTCCATTATAGCATTATACACAGACTTCTCTTGACAAAACTTTTCTGTTTGGTTAAGTAACCAGTCCAAATCTGTATCGTATTGTTTATTAATATTATCAACTATTTCTTTACAAGTTTGAAAGGAATCTTCATTGATTCCTTCCTTATTTGTAAGGTCAATATATAGTGCCTCTTTTGTTGGAAAAGAATTATAGTTTTTTACATAGTCATCAATTAGATTAAATACAATTTTTTCATTTTTATCAGAGAAATACTCTTCTTTGAGAAAAGGAATTACTTTTCTTCCATAAGTTTCATTAAAGATTAAGTTATCAAAAATAACTCTTTCTATGCTCATTCTACTTCATCTTCCTCTATAATACTAGAAAAACCAACTTTATATTTCTTCTCAATATATTGTGGAAAATCTGTCTCTTTGAACATTTTCATCCAAAGTTCTTTATTATTCACAATATCTTTTGCTCTCATATTAGGTTCCTGAATTTCTCCAGTTTCTCTATCTACAAGAGCATACCATCCATTCTTTGGTTTTACAATATATTCTCCTTCAAGTGCAACATCGAACAACCCTGACCATTTATTAATACCACCTTCCCAAGAAATAGTAATGGGAATTTTACTCTTTTCTTTTACATAACGAGACTTTTCAATATTGATAATGAAATGATAACCTGCTATTTCAGAACCATCTTTATCTTGTTGTCTTCCAAGAATCCAAATATTGTCTGCTGAATAATAACTTCCTGTACCACCACCAACGATATCTTTTGGAAACATTCCAATTTCTTTATAAGTATGATTGACAACTGCCATTGGAATATCTTTCAATGATAGATGTGGTGTTACCATACGAAACAAAGATTTTAATTGTTTTGCTCTTGTCATATCAGCAACAGATTTACCATCTAGAGCGTCTTCAACTTCTTTCTTTGAAGCAAGATTGCCAATTGAATCTACAAGGATAAAAACCTTATCCCCTCGCCCAATATCCTTCATCTGTTTCATAATATCGTGTTTTAGTTCTTCAACATCTGTGATTGGTGTATGGATTACTGAATCCAAATCAATACCAAATGTTTCAAAGTATGATTGCGGTGTTCCAAACTCTGAATCATAAAATAAAACAACACCATCCTCATACTTTTTTAGAAAAGCAGATGCTAATAGCAAAGAAAACCCAGTCTTGAAATGTTTACTTGGCCCAGCAAGCATAGTCAAACCAGGAGTTAAACCACCATCAATAGAACCACCAAGTGCCACATTAATCATAGGCACTGAGGTTTGAATCATATCTTTTTTAGTGTAAATCTTACTTTCTGTAAGGGTAGATGTGTAATCAATAGTTGAATTTTTTATCAACCTGTCTTTTAAACTCATATCTTTCTCCAGTCAATGTGAATCTATAAAATCGTTTATTTGTTTGAGAAAATCTTCTACTTTTTCTTTTCTATCCGGCCAATAAATATATTCCTTTTGTGGTTCTTTCATTAAATTTACAAGAAATGGTGTAATCATTTCTCTCACTTTATCAAGTTTATAAGATTCATTCTCAACTACTTTTTTTAGTTTATTTTCTTCTTCTTTAACTTCTTCTTCAGACATTAAACTGAAACCGAAATCATAGATATTTTCGTCAGACATTAAAAAAATCCTCCAATGTTAATTTCTTTTCATAATCCCATCTGATAATACTTGTAATAGATTTTAGTGGTTCTATAAAAGATTTATCGAATTGTTTTTCATAATCAATATATTGGTTCAATCCCAATTCATCAGGCAAACTATCTAGGTTAGAAATTACGGTGTCTTGTATTTTATTTGGTAGTTTTAAATAACAATACTTAATTTTATCACCACTCATTATTGGTTGTAGATTTCTCAATCCATATTTTTTCAACAAATTATTATACAACAAAGATGCTTTAATGTGAATGGGTGTTCCTTTCACATATATGTGACTTCTATCATAATATTTGTCAACATTATTTGCTCCACGAGGAAAAGCAATATCGTCAAATGGAAGATTTTTATACTCTTCTCTTATTTGTGAGATATAGTTTTGTAAAGATATTTCGCTTTCATTCATAATAATCTCAAGTGCTTTCCGAATATATTCTCTACAAACCTGTGGTGTTGATGAACGAACTGCTTCAATACCCTGCATTTTTAACTTAGGTGAATCATATTGAACACCTTCAACATTCCAAGCATTTAGAATATACATCTTCTTTGCTTTCCAAATGCCTTTATTAGCAATAGTTTCACGTTTCATAAACATCTTCTGCTGATATACATTCATATAATCAGCAAGTTCTTGATAACATTTGTCAAGATATGGTTGAATCTTCTGCTCACAAAATTGATCTATTGCTGACACAATCTTGACATCATCATTTACATCAATTCGTTTTACAAGTTCTTTCATTTCAATATAGATTGAGTCTGTATCAGATGCTATAACATAGTCAACATTATCAGTCTTTAACATTTTATTCATAAACTCATTCATTCGTTTTTCAATCCAACGAATAGAAAGTTGTCCAGACTTAGTAATAGATTCTGCTAGATCAAAATTAAACCAACGAAAATATTTATTTCCTAATGCACCGTAAGCAGAGTTTAACTGAATCTTTTTTGCCATTTGCATATTATGATATTTGGCAATTTGCATACCAGTTGCAGCATCTTTTGTTTCCTCAAACTTTTTCTTTAGTTCAATCATTTTCTTTTTATATTCAGATCTATCATTATACATTTTTTCCATCAATGCAGGAAGAAATCCTTGATAATCATTTTTATAAACACAACCATTACCTGAATAGATATATCCAGGTTCATAATCAATTGGTTTCTTTGAAATAAGTTCATCTGTGTTATGCCACATAGGAACTTTCTTCACAAACTTCTCTGGTGAAATATTATACTGCATAATCAAATGTGGATAGAGCGAATTTAAATCAAAAGATACAACCCATTCACTCATACCAACTTTTGGATCTTTCACAAAACCACCAACCAAACTTTCATTATTATCTTTTATAACAAGTTTAGGTACAACTGTTTTTCTATCCAATAGGTAGTTGTGAATAATAACATCCCAAGGACGAACTGTTGTAAGAGTATCAACAAAGTTTACTTTTGCATCATATGCAAGTGCCATTACTTGTTCAATAAACTTAAGTTTTTCTTCCAATCTATCAACAAGAACAACATCGTGAATATTATATTCAATAAACTTTTGAAAATTATTCTTATACAATTCTAACAAAGAACCATATTCAGAATAATCAATTTTCTTCTCACCAAGTTCTACTGATGCAATATAGTCAAGTTTATAACTCTCCTGATTACCAAAAGTAAACTTACGATATAACTGGTAATAATCAAGTGTTGATATTCCCATCAGAATAAAATTCTGATTCTCTTTGCCTTTGTAATGAACCTTGCCTTCATTAATCATTCTCCAAGGAGACAAATTCCTTGCAAGGTCTTCACCACAAATATTACGAATACGATTTACTAGATATGGAATATCAAAAAACTCTATGTTCCAACCAGTGATAATATCTGGTTTGATAAAAGGACGATTCCAAATATCAACAAATTTATAAAGAAGTTCTTTCTCATCTTTACATCTAAAGTATTTTGTGTTGGGATCATCAGTTACAAACTCACCACATCCAAACACCAAATTCAATTTATTCTTTCTGATGGTGATGGCAGTTATTTCTTTATCTGCTAGTTGTATATCTGGAAATCCTTGATCAGCAATACATTCAATATCAAGAGATACAACAGACATCTTTGATGGATCATATTGCACATCACCAGAATAATTATCATAGATATACAAATACTGAAAATTCTCCAACCCATAATAGTTGAAATTTTGTATATCTTTATATTTGGTGACAAATTCTTTTGCTTCAGAAATGCTGTTAAACATTATCTTTGAAGCTGGTTTTTTATCTACAGTTTTATAGTTACCATCCTTGTCATCAACAAACAAGTATGGTTTATAATATTCATATTTTTGAAATGCTTTACCGTTCTCATATCCACGAACGTAAACCTTGTTCCCCCGAGAGAAAACATTCGTATAGAATTTAGACATTTAGATCTTTCTAGTGATATTCTTTTCTAAGTTTTTCTTTAGAAGTTACAAATAAATTCTTCATATTAGATGTAGTAATAAAAACTGGTGAAAGTCCTACCATCCTAAAATAATATGCCTCATCTAGCAAATCCTCAAAAGTATTTCTTTGTTCATTGGAAAGATCTTTTGCACATTGTATGATGGTTTCTTCAGGGACTATTTTTAAGTTTGTTAACTTTATTTTATCATCATACATTACTTTATTCCTTTTGTCAATACTAATCTTGTAGAAATATTTTAGAATCTCCAGGATTATTTGTAGATTCTACTTTGGAACATTTTTTACACATTTTCTGTGTTGGTGCAAATACTTTCTTACAAACAGGACACTTCCATCCTTCTTTGATATCAGACATATTAATACCTTTCGTTTGATAAAAAAAGAACCTTATCACAAAGGCAATAAGGTTCTTCACTATTAACTATTTATAGAATATATCTATTCCTTTTCAGGAACAGGTTCAGTAATATCAACCTTTTTAGGTTTACGACTTTCTGGAATAATGTTTTCTAAAAATACCTTCAACATACCATTAGTTAATTCCGAACTTTGAACCTCTACAGTATCAGCAAGTTCAAAAGATCGTTTGAATGCACGATTGGCAATACCCTTATGGACAAAATTTTCTGATTCATCATTCTTAGATTTACCAGAAAGAACTAGAGTATTTTCCTTCACTTCAACTTCCAGTTCATTTTTACAGAAACCAGCAACTGCCACTTCAACCCTATATTTGTTTTCGTCTAACTTAACAATATTATAGGGAGGGAATGAATACATTGCTTTTGAATAATCTGTGTTCAAACTTTGAACACGATTAAACATCTCATCAAAACCAACTGTGAAAGCTTTAAATAGTGGATCGTTTTTAGTCATTTGTTTCTCCTTTGTTTAAGCAAGAAAATATGTCAGTAACTCACTGACATACTATATATAACATTTTTATAAGAAGATGTCAAGAATTAATAATTTTTTGGCGATCTCCCCAGGACTCGAACCTGGAACCTACTGCTTAGAAGGCAGTTGCTCTATCCATTGAGCTAGGAGACCTTGGTAGACGTGGAGGGACTTGAACCCCCAACCGATCCGTTATGAGCGAATGGCTCTAACCAATTGAGCTACACGTCTTTATTTCATAATCTTCCATTACTTCATTTGTAACTTCTTTGGCAATCTTATCAATATCTTTTTCATTACATTCAATATGAATAATCTTACCAATGCGAACAGATTCTACTCCACTATATCTATCATTCAAGACTTTGGTAACAGCATTACCTGCTTTATCAAGAATACCATTTCTTAAAGTTACATATACTTCATATTTCATGTGTTTCTACACATCCACATATAATCTTTTTTACAAGATTTATATTGCCTCAGATACCATCTGTCACGAAAATACTTATATTCTTCTCTCCAATGTGAACAATATCGTCTTGCTCTACGATGACAAATTTCTCTACGACGATATCTTTGCCAATGTTTATCGTTTTTATCAATCCTAAAATCAAATCCTTTAGGTCCAATATTTAATTCAAAACTTGGTCCTGCTCTTACAGCAGAAACACCGAATGCAATAGTAATAGCAGCAACTGCTGCAATTGTCAACAAAACTTTTCCTGTAGTGTTC